CTACCTAACAGAAGACGGCGACGACTATACTTACTTTAGAACTATTATAGAACTTAGTAATAAAATAGAACAACTTTAAAATAAATAACTATGGCTAACGAACTTAGATTTAACCATATATGGCAAAAAGCTAACTTAGGACAGTTTGGCTGTAGGGTTTTAGAAACTGGCGACAGTACACCAGCTGGCGAATACTACCACACTATACGGCCTTTAAAAAATTCCTCTTTTACAGCAGACAACAATACAACAGGCGGCGACACTTCAATAACAATAACAAACGTAGAAGCGGCTTGCGATATTGTAGGACACTTTGACAACGTAAGCTGTAGCCACGGTAAAATAATATGTTATTTAATTTAATTATTTTTGCACTATGGAAGTACAAGACTTTAAACTTTACGCTATGAATATAGGCGCTTTCGCGTTATCATTAACAGAACTAGAACTGCTTTTAAAAATTGCACTTTTACTAACCACTATAGGCTATACCGTTTATAAATGGCACGAACTGTACAAGCGTAATAAAAATAAATGAAGTACTTTACTATAGCCGAATTCGATAGCCCAGACGAACCAGGAAGCGGTGTAAATATGCACCAGGACCTACTAGAACTACTAGACGAAATACGTACTATTTACGGCAAACCTATAGCTATTACAAGCGGCTACAGAACTAAAGAACATAATAGCTATGTAGGCGGTAAGGAAAACAGCAGCCACCTAAAAGGACTAGCTGTAGATATTGCTATAGCAGACAGTAACCAACGCTACGAAATAATACGTATAGCTATGCTTTTAGGAATAAAGCGTATAGGAACTGGTAAAGGTTTTGTGCATATTGACATAGATGCTAGTAAGCCGTCTAACGTAAACTGGGTATACTAATGAAGACACTACTAGCTAAACTTTTAGGACTTAATACAGGCGGCGATAGTGCGCTAGGTAGTTTTGCTAAAGACTTACGCGAAGCTATAAAGGGCAAAGAAATAGACCCAGCAAAAGCGCTAGAACTAATAAAGGTACAGAACGAAGTAAACAAAATAGAAGCCCAGCACCGCAGTATATTTGTAGCTGGCTGGCGTCCCTTTATAGGCTGGGTTTGTGGTGTAGCTTTATTATATAACTTTATTCTACGTGATATTATAGCCTGGGTTTGCCCAGAACAAATACCACCAGCTTTACAAATGGACCACCTAATAACAATACTACTAGGAATGTTAGGGTTAGGTGGACTTCGTACATACGAAAAACTAAAAGACAAAACTAAGTAATGGCTAAACTACCGCAGTTTATATTTAGGGTTAACGGCAAAAAGAAACGCCCAGGCAAACATAGTAAGAACGCAAGCCCAGGGCAAAAGGGCTACAAAAAAGCTAGACGCGGTCAAGGTAAGCGCCGTTAGAATTTTTTGTAAATTTGTAAAAATTACTATAAATGGGTTTAAAAGATACTGCAAGCCTGGCACTTATACCAGCAGCATATAAGACTAGCAAAATATATAGCGCTTTACCTACAGACGGCGACGGCGATTTTACCTTTACTAGAACTGGTAACGCCACTAGAATAAACAAAGCTGGACTAGTAGAAACTATGGGTACTAATATAGGAAGGTTAAACTACGATTTAACTAACGGTACACCAGCTAGCTGTCCTAGTTTACTATTAGAACCTTCTAGACAAAACGTAGCGCGACAAAGTGAGCAGTTTAGCGTTAGCCCCTGGAATAGACAAAGTAGCAGCGTAACAACGGACCAAACTACAGCACCTAACGGCACACAAACCGCAGACAAAATTCAAGTTACAGGAACTAACCAGGCTAGGTGCGAACAGTTTAAAAGCGCTACCTCTAATACCAGCACGTTTAGTGTTTTTGTAAAGGCTGGTAATAACAGATATATAGCCTTAGCGCAGTTTGGCGCAACTGGTGGGCCTAACGTTATTTTTGATTTACAAAATGGCGCCATAACAACTGCTAGTACGTATGCCACAAATAAAGGTATACAAGCCTACCCAAATGGCTGGTATAGAATTTTTATGACCTACAGCCACAGTAGTAGCGACAGTTACGATATTTTTAAAATAGTTTTATGTAATAACCCAACAAACTATACAGCCTGTACAGTAGGCGAAAATTGTTTTATATGGGGCGCCCAAAAAGAATTTGGCAACACTTTAACTAGTTATATACCGACTACTACAGCAGACAAAACCAGGACAGCAGATGCTTGTGGAGATGCAGGGAACAGTACAATTATAAAAGCAGAAGGTAGTTTGTTTGTTGATTTTACTACTTTAAATACTGATAACTTTAAAAGGATTTATATTATATCCAATGCAGATTTTAATAATTCTATTTTTATTCAATTATTAGGGACTTCATTTGCAGTACAAGTTATAAGCGGGGGTACTACTCTATACTCTTGGGGGTTTACTATAACCTTATCAGACAGACATAAAATAGCTTTAAGATATAAAGATGGAGATAGTCAACTATACTATAACGGCACACAACAAACAGCAACAACTGCATCAGGCACTTGGTTTAGTGAAGGGTTATTGAATAAATTTACTTTTAGCCCTAGTTCATTTTTTAACTTTTATGGCGAAGTTAATCAAGCGATGGTATTTAACGAAGAACTATCAAACAGCGAACTACAAACACTTACAAGCTAATGGAATTATTTAAGAAATACGAGTTTACAGACGAAGCCGCAGCAGACGCGCTAATAGATGCGCTGCCGCATACTGTAGACGACGAAACAGGCGAAAGTTATTTAGACGGTAACCACACTATAGTAAAGCTAGGACACATAGTAGTAACGCCAGGCGAATACGAAGAAGACGAGGACGGCGAACTAGTAGAAACTACAGCGCCTGTACTAGCTGACAAATTTAGCGTAGACGTGCTATGGTCTGGACTAGAAGAACAGCCAGAAGACTGGGTAGCTAACGAAATAGTAATAGAAGACAACGGCGTACATACCTTTTTCGGTATTGACTATATATAACAAAATATGGCTGCTATAAATGGTACTAACTTTTTACTTTATAAAAGCGATATTGACCCTAAAGTAGCGCTATTTAGTGAACGCGTAAAACGCGACGGCGGTATATTAGAAGCTATTAACTGTATACGTGATGCGTTTGAAGACGCTAAACTACCACTAGGACACAGCACCAACGTAAGCGTAAGTCTTAATGTAGATATGCCAGAAGCTACTAACAAAGAAAGCCAAGGTTTTAGAGAAGTATTACCAGGCGTTAAAAACGGTTCTATAAGCGTAGAAGGTCTAGTAGATTATACAGACAGTTTAAGCTATGCCGACTATGTAGATTTACTAATTACACGCGAAAAAGTAGAATTTTATATGCAGTCTATAAATGAAAATTTTATAGTAAACGGTAATGGCTTCGTAACTTCTGTAGAACAAGTAGGTCCAGCAGAAGGCGTAACTACTTATAGTTTAGAACTAGAATTAAGTAGTATTATAGAAGTAAATTAAAAAAAAATAAATACGTATATTTGTAGAAAATAAAACGACTTATGGCTAGTACAGTATTTAACGGAACGGATTTACTACTAAAAGTATCGTCTACAGACGGTGCAGAAGCGAATATAGGACACACTACAAGCTGTACTATATCTTTGTCTAACGATTTACCAGAAGCTACTACTAAAGATAGTGGCGGTTTTCAAGAAGTAATAGCTGGTGTAAGAAGCGGCGAGATTTCATTCGAAGGCTTAGTAGACTATACAGACAGTCAAAACGCTGCTGAACTAGCAGACTTTTTACTAGCACGTACAAAACTATATTTTGAGTTTGGAACAGCCGCTACAGGCGACCAACTATATAGCGGTGCTGGTTTTTTAAGCAGCTTAGAAGTTAGCGCTGAAATGGAAAGCCCAGTAACTTATAGTGGTTCTATTACTATTACTGGTACTATTCAAGCTACTACAAACTAGTAACAAATTAACAGCCCTAGCGTAAGGAACTAGGGCTAATTTTTTTTAATATGGCAAACAGAAAAAGGGGTTACTACACTTTAAAACTAGGCGGTAAAAACCGCACACTTCATTTTAGTATGAATTTCTGGGCGAACTTTACAGAAGCCCAAGGCGTAACACTAGACCAAATAGGCGAAATTTTTAGCCAAGGTTTAAGCCTTAGCGCTATACGTGATTTAATCTACAGCGCACTACTAGCAAACGACCAGGAAAGTAATAACGAAATAGACTATAATAAGTTTACTGTAGGCGCCTGGTTAGAAGACCTTACAGGCGACCAGTTAAACGACATAGTAGCCGCTTTAATGGAAACTAAACTACTAGGTAACGACCTAAATATGGGCGTAAAGCGCAACGTACAAGCCAGTACAAAACAGCAAAAAAAAACAAAGCCCTAACCTGGGACGACCTACTAGACTATTATATAGGACAAATAGGTATAAACCCTAACGACTTTTGGGCTAATACTTGGAACGAAAACCAGCTGCTAGGCGAAAGCCACACCATAAATAATTATTTAGACTGGGAACGTACGCGCTACATAGCTACTATGTTATATAACTTAAACTGTACTAAGCGCGGCCAAATGATAACGCCAGACAAATTACTACCACTACCGCAAGACGTATATTTAGAAAAAGGCGCGCCAAAAAGCACTAAAGAAGACTACGAAAAGTTTTTAGAAAAAGTAGCAAAGGCTAAAGCTGGCGGCAGTAAAACTGTAGCTAACTTCAAAAATACTAACGGTTAATTTTTTCGTAATTTTACAGCTATAATTCTACACTATGGCAGACCAAAAATTAAGGATATTATTAGAAGCTGACAGTAGTAAACTTTCTAAAGGCTTAGATAAGGCTGGAAGTAAATTACAGGCTTTTGGCGCTAAAACACAGGCTGTAGGTAAAAATTTATCTACTAAATTAACGTTACCGCTAGCTTTAGCTGGTGGCGCTGCTTTAAAATTAGGTGTTGACTTTGATAAGTCTATGACTAAAATACAAAGTTTAGTA